CATTGCGCAAAACCGCTTTGAGGTGAAGACCAAACAGCAGCAAGGCACGGTGGTGGCTGGTGCGGATGTGTACATGAGCGACTTCGGCTCCCTGTCCGTTGTCCCTCATTACCTGATGTCCGGTGGCGACACAGCCTATGTGTTGAACACCGACTATCTGGACATGGCCTTCCTTGACGGGTTCAAGGAAACCCCGCTGGCGAAGACCGGCGACAGCGACAAGGTGCTGATCACGGCTGACTGCGCTCTGAGCGTCCGCGCTCCTACTGCGCAAAGCAAGATCGCGAACCTGACCCCCTAATGGGATTTGAGTAGCGCTCAATAAGCCGACCGGGTGAAAGGCCCGGATTCATTTGCGAACCGCTTCACGGCGGTTTTTTTACGTCTGGACAAATCATGGCACTACAAATCTTCGCAACCGGCGTGAACATCACCACGGGCGCGGCATCAGCCGGGGCGACTATCCCGCTATCGTCAGCGGGTACGGTGCCTCGATATATCCGAGTATCGGCGACCGTTTCCGCCTGTGTGCGTATCGGCACGGGTGCACAGACTGCCGTAGCGACTGACTTGCTAGTACAGCCGTCCGAAGCTGTGATTCTGTCGGTCAATAGATGCACGCACATTGCGGCCATCCAACAGGCTGCAGCCGGTGTAGTTCAAGTCTCCCCGGTTGAGGACATCTGATGGAACTCGACGCGAATGTGACGCTTGACGAAGGCGTCAACGCATACGGCATTCGGCGTCAGATCATCCTAGAAGGTGATCATGCCGTCACCAAACTCACCTATGACGCCGAGCCACTGATTGAAGAGGCGCACGCACGGCGCACGTTCACGGCTGGTGACAGGTGGGGCGATGGGCATCACGTTGGATTTATCCCAATGGCAGAACTCACGCGGATCAATGAGACCTATAAATCATCCGAAGAGCGCAAGCATCAGATTCTGCTGTGGCTCAAAGCTAATCCCAAGCTGGTGACGTTTGACAGGTTCCTGAAATGACGACCTACACCATCCTGAAAACTGCGATTGCTGAGAACATGCATCGCACCGATTTGACGACGAAGATTCCAGACTTTATTGCGCTCGCCGAAGCCTTCATGTTCCGCGAGTTGAACGTGCGCGATATTGAGACTTCGATAACAGGCACAACGACGGGGGGTCTGATTACGCTGCCTGCTGACTTTGCCTACCTCGTCAAGATCACCACGACTTACGGCGGGCGGGAATACACGCTCGACTATGGAGCGGACCCTAGAGCGGAGACTGCTACCAGTGGGCTCCCGTACGGATACACGATGGAATCTGGAGCTCTACGGCTCTATCCAGAGGCCGGGACGGGCTACGCATACAAAATCTACTATGGGGCCGATGTAGCCCCGTTGTCTGTCAGTGTTGACACAAACTGGCTACTCGATAACGCCTTCGACTTGTACATACATGCGTCGTTAGTTGAGGCGTACCGATACACCAGAAACGAAAAGGCAGTTTCACTGACTACGGGCCTTGTAAGTGGCCTTGTGGATTCAGTTAGAAGGCTGATCGAACGCAAAGCACAGCCCAACAGGGGTGGGTTGCAAATCAAGCCACGGAGATAACCGAAATGTCCTACCTTGACCGATACCAACTGACCGAAAACGGCACTTTTCGCTACAAGCTGCAAATGGCGATCTGGATCGCTGCGGTAGACGTGACCAACGAGCCAGGAAGCACAGCCAATCACGCCGCGCGGCTGGTCTGGGCGCGACGCTCTTTGCGCGGCCCGATTGACACCGCCGATATGCTCAAGGTCGCCATCCGGGCCAGTGCCAATGCCACGATTGGCGAAGCGGGCACAAACGCCAGCGACAGCGATATCCAGTTCGTTGTGAACGCCCTGGTAGACGAGTTAGCTTGATGCTTCAGTACCTGCCAGACATGCCGGAAAACACGGCAGAACTACTCACGTCTGTCGAAGCCGTGCCGACTGTTCGCGGGTACGCTGGCGCGCCGTCTGGTGTCACGGCTTATTCAGCCTTGGCGGCGACATCAACCGGGGCGGCAACGGTCTACAAGCTCGACGGGGGTACGCGGGTATTCGCGGGCACGCAATCTGCCTTGTACGAAGGTTCTGGTGCCACCTGGAGCGATGTATCACGCGGCGCGGCTTACACCACGGGCGATGTGAAGTGGCGTTTTGCCCAATTCGGTAATACCTCGCTCGCGGTAAACAAGGCCACACAGTTGCAGCAAAGCAGTTCTGGCGCCTTTGCGGATATTGCGAATGCGCCCAAAGCGGCGTGCATGGAAAGCGTTGGTGGCTTTATCATGCTGGCGAACACCAACGACACCGGCACCGGCCTTGCCACGGCTTACGGCGATCAGCCGAATCGCTGGTGGTGTAGCCCGATATTCAGCCCCACGACAACATGGGCGCCTTCTGTGACGACTCAGGCGGCATCGGGCTTGCTGGTGTCGGCTCCTGGGGCTATCACCGGGCTCAAGCGCCTGGGTGAGCAGATCGTGGCCTACAAGGCACGGGCGATGCACGTCGGAACCTACATCGGTTCACCTGAGGTATTCCGCTGGGACTTGGTCCCCGGTGAAGTTGGGGCCGCATCGCAAGAGGCGGTGGTGTCGATTGGATCGGCGCATATCTTCGTCGGCTTCGAGAATTTCTACCTGTTCGACGGAGCGCGCCCGGTCCCCATCGGTGACGGCATCAAGGAAACATTCTTTGCTGAACTGAACAAGTCGTATGCCTACAAAACCGAGGGCTTGCACGACTTCAACAATCAGAGCGTGTGGTTTTTCTATTGTTCTGGCTCTAGCACCACGCTAAACGCCGCAGTGGTTTACAACTACGCAGCGAAGAAATGGGGCCGCGTCACGATCAGCGCTGAACTTCCCGTGCAAACCGTTGTCAGCGGTGTGACGTATGACGGCTTTGGCACCTTGTATTCGACCTACGCCGATACACCGGCCATTGCTTACGACTCGCCTTTCTGGCAGTCCGGCGCCCCGGTGTTGAGCTATATCGATACCTCGCACGTCCTCAAGACGCTAACTGGCGTCAGCACCAGCAGCTATATCAAGACGGGCTATATCGGCGATGACGCGATTGTTTCAACCTGCACCCGCGTGCGACCGCGGTATAGGACAAAACCTACAACGGCCACTATCACGCCTCAGACGCTGATGGCCTTGGGAGATACGCCTACCAGCCTTTCGGCCAGTTCGATCAACGGCGACAGGTTCGACGTGTTGCAGTCTGCCAGGTGGCACCGCTTCAGGTTCGACTTCACGGGCGCGATGGAAATCGAATCGTTGCTACCGACGCTGATCGCGGACGGGGACGAGTGATGGACAAGGTCCTAGCCGATCCCAAGCTGCCAGAGACGCCGCAAGCGGGCTGGCTGCGACTGTATGACCACTTGCGCAAGTTCGCGACCTCAATCAATCAGGCGGCAGACGGGCGGCTGTGGCTGTCGGTGGCGATCACCACCACCTATTCAGCCGGTGAGAACGATCACATCATTCTGTGCGCGCCAGCGGCGCCGTTCACGCTGACGCTGCAAGACGCCAAGAACATGAAAAACAAGCGAATCGTCGTCAAGCGCAACAACAACACGGTTCACACGATCACTGTGGGCACGACGGCCGGAAACATAGATGGCGCGGCAACTGTGACGCTTACCACCGCTTACCAGTCGCGCGAATTCTTCAGCGACGGCTCCAACTATTGGGAGATCACCTAAATGGCGACTACAAATCTAGGCTTCGGCGACAACATCCGTTCGTCAAGCGACCCGAACCGGATCAGGTTCGACCCGAACAACACCGCGCACACGGACGCGGCCAAGCAACTAGCGGCAGAAATGAGGCGACTTGTCGGCGCTGGCGACGAAGCGGGGGCGCGTGATCTGTACAACCAGAAGCAGCAGCAACTCGGTTTTGCTGACTCCGACTTCTCGCCTTACAGCGGCGGGTTTTCTGACAAGAATGTCGGGGATTGGAAAAACAACATCACAGCCAACGATGCGCGCCAGGCTGACACGTTTCAAAGCAACTGGAGCGGACCAGCCACTACCAATCAGGCAAACGTATCAACTGTATCCGGGGTTGCTACAACTGCTGACAAAACTCAGGACGTATCGAACCCCTACATTGGGCAAACCGTTGGAGCGACGGGTAACACGTCGCAGGTGGGCAGCGAGCGCAATGCCCTGCTTGGGATGAACAACCCATACTTGAATGACCAGATCGGCGCGGCGCAAGACGACGTTGTTCGCAAGTACAACCTTGCCACCCGTCCGGCAGAGGATCAGCGCATGGCCGCTTCTGGCTCGTTCGGCAACACTGGCTTACAAGAGATGCAGGGCGAGAGCCAGCGCAATCTGGCCGGGGAGCTGGGCCGCGTGTCGTCGAATATGCGCATGCAGGATTACGGATTGCAGGCGAATCTAGGCGAAGGCCAGGCTGGGCGATCCCTGCAGGCCAGTGGGCAGAACGCAGCCAATCAGCAGAACACCAACCAATTCAATGCCAACTTGCAGGGGCAAGACTTGAGCCGCAACACATCGGCCTACGGTCAACAAGGGCAGTTCAACGCCGGGCAAGGAAACCAAGCACGGCAGTTTGACGCGAATCTGGGCTTCGGTGCTCAACAGTTCAACGCTGGTCAAGCCAACAACATGGGCCAATTCAACGCTGGCCAGGCGAACAGCATGGCGCAGTACAACAACAACCTCCAGAACTCCAACAACCAATGGAACGCTGGCGCGCAGAACCAGAACAGCCAGTTCAACGCAGGTGCGGCCAACAATTTCAACTTGGGATTGCGTGGCAATGACCTTGGTTTTGCGAACCTTGACTACAACATCAACCAAGGCAATTTCAACAACAACATGAACGCGGCTAACTTCGGGCTGAACGTCTGGGACCGTGCCAACAACTACAACAACCAAGCAACCGGCACCGCGACGGGTATCTACAACAACCCGCAGACGCAGTACAACCAGTGGGCGGGGCAAGCAGGCAATCAAGGCGGCATCGGCGGCACATCGTCAGGCAGCTCGACCATGCCAGGCGGCAACCCATGGGCGGGCGCTGCGGGCGGTTGGATGATGGGTAATCAGTACGCAAACCGGAATTCAGGCGGCTCTAACCTCGGCTTTGGTGGCTATTCGCCTGGATTCGGGTCCGGTGCAGGGTTTGGCAATCAAGACCTTGGACTGAACTTCTAATGAGCGACCTCGCCCTACAACACACATTGATGGTGGACGCCCTGGAGGAGGGCATCCGCGCCGAGCTTGCCCCTGTTGACATCCCCAACGTGGATTACTTCTCCAAAGGAGTCTATGCGCGCGAGATCACCATCCCTGCTGGGACCGTGCTGACCGGAAAGATCCACAAGTTTGAGAATCTCAACATCATGTCGAAGGGTGATCTTTCGGTGTTGATGGAAGACGGCACGGTGAAGCGTGTGCAGGCGCCTTTCACCATCGTGTCACCACCCGGCACACGCAGGGCCGCTTACGCGCACACAGAGACGGTGTGGACCACGATCCACGGCACCGACAAAACTGACGTTGACGAGATTGAAGCCGAATTCATCGCGCAGACGCCGGGGGATTACCAGCTATTTCTAGCTGAAACTTTGAAGATTGGAGATAACCATGGCTTGGTATAACTTAGGTGGGGCTGCAATCGGGGCTATTGCCAGCAGCCAAAGCAGCGACGGGCCTAGCCAGGAGAGCAAGCGCGAACCATGGGGGCCTGCTGTCCCGTGGCTGACCGCCAATCTCAAGACCGGCCAGGATTTGCAAGGCTTCTATCAGAAGAATCCGTTTTCGCAGCAGCAGAAGACCGGCATGCAAAACCAGCTTGGCATGGCCGATCAGTTCCAAGGGCAGATGATGCCGGGGCTGATGGACTTTGCAAATAAAGGCATGACGAGCCAGTACCGGCGCGCCAGCGGGGGCGCTCCGGGCTCTATGTCCGGCTATGGTGGCGCCCAACGACAGGCGGGCCTATTGAGCAGCGGACAAGGGCCGTTCTCGGCGCCCAAAACGCAGGCATTCGGCCTGATCGACTGGTCAGCTCAAAACCCGTTCAGCGAGCAAAACGGCGTTGGAACTACGCAAGCGGCGGCGCCACAAACCGCCGATCAACTCGCATCGCTAACACCGGATCAGCTCGAACGCTTGTTGATGATGCTTGGTGGCGCAGGCGGCGGTGGCGGTCCTGGTGCGGGCGGCGCTGGTGGTGTCGGAGGGGGGTATTAAATGGCAGCGGACATCCTAACAACCCTTGCCACGTGGTCAACGTCAGAGGGCTCCAACATGCCCAGCGGCACCACGTCTATTGCTACAAATTTAGATGACAACCTGCGCATGATTCAGAGCGTAGTGCGCTACACCATGGCATCGGACACGATCGCGAGTGCTACAACCTGTGATCTCGGCACCAAGGAAAGCCAATATCTGACGGTATCGGGTACGACGACGATTACAGGGCTTGGCACGATCTCGGCGGGTATCGCCAAATACGTCACCTTCTCCGGTGCGCTGATCCTGACGCACAACGCTACCAGCCTGATCCTGCCAACAGCGGCCAATATCACGACTGTAGCGGGCGACACGGCGCGGTTTCTTTCGCTTGGCTCTGGCAACTGGCGGTGTCTTAGCTATAACCGTGCAACAGGTTCCTCCCTTGGTCCGGCCGCGCTGTTGTCACAGATCGGCGCTGCGGGGTCGGCAAACAGCATCAACAACGGGGACTATCTACAGACGTGGAACTGGTCGCTATCGACCATCAACAAAAAGGGTTTGCTAATCACCGAAGACGTAGCGTCTACGGGATCAAGCACAACGCTGGTACGAATTGAAAATATTGCTGGTT